GTCCTGGAAATGTTTTATTAACTGTTCGTCTCGTGCAATGGCATTCCAGGTTAGTTCGGTGGTTAAGCCCATGTCCGATAGTGGTCTTAGCGTAATACTAGCAGATGTGTATCTGGCTAAATTTACAAGCCAATGAAACTGTAAAGCAAAATGTCGGTTTAAAAATAAAAACTGATCAATCATACTTAAGACTGTGGCACGATCTTGTGCAAGATCTAATTGACTCAAATATGTTTGTACGCCACTAACATAACGTTCGTATGGATCTCGAATAAAAACTTCAACAGTGTCAAGTGCGGCCACTTCGTCTAAAGACAATTGTCTGAAACCAGATTTGCGCAGGCTACTGCTACCATTTTTGAATATGTTGTAGACATAACGACCAGGCGCTACTTCTAGCACCTCGCATTCGTCTGGAAAGATAATAGGATCTATGTATCCGAGCATAGAGAAAGTGGGGGAGACTCCCCCACTGTCAAACTAATTACTGCTTTTGACGGCTACGAATCATAGCCAAAATGTCTTCAGTTTTTTGTGAAGCTGGTTTTGCTTCAATCGGCGCCGATGCTACAGGAACCGACGCTTCATCTTCATCATCAAAACTGCTAGTTGGTGCTGGAGCAACTTTGGCCGCTGGTGCTGGAGCATCTTCAGTAGCGGCCGGAGCACTAGAACCGGCTGGAGCTGACACACCTGCTGGGCGGAAGTACTGACCCCAACGTTCTGTGTCATAGCTTTGACCATCAACACTTGCTTCAAACATTTCCTTGATAACCTTAACTTCGACTTCGCCGGGCTTTTTAGGCAAGAATGCGGAAAGATCATACAGGCCATGAGTTTCAATTGCGGCCTGTTCGGCTTCGGTCAGGGCTGATTCTTTACGGGCCCATTTTGAAGTATTATAGTCGGCAAAGCCACCTTTGGCTGTTTTACTAATACGGAAGTCCAGGCCACGCAACAGGTCAGTTGGCAATTCTTCCAGTTCTGGATCCATCAAGGCACCTTTGATCACAGTAAAGATCTGTGGGCCAATGATGAATCTACGGATTGGATTCTCTGGAGTCTTGTCATCGGCTAGTGGATTCTCTCGCACAAACCCTTGGAAAATGTAACTGCGCTTCTTCCAATACTTACGACCCATTTCTTCTAGACTCTTGTCTTTGAACCAACCGCGTACTTCTGTTAGCACTGGACAAGTTTCTTGCCACATTTCCACACAAGGAACTTGTACATAAACTTGTTTTGAATCTGCTTCACCTTTGATGCCGTTAAACGGTAAACGAATCATCTGGCGTTCTTGCCAAAAGAATGTGTTTTTTGTGTTGCCATCTGGTAAAAAACGGAGTGTTGTGGATTGTCCTTCTTCCATGTTCCAGTGTGGATAAATTGCATTATCACCACCTGTGGAACTATTACCGCCTTGTTTTGATTCGCTAGCGGCCAGACGAGCGCGAATTTCTGATAATGATGCCATAATGTGTTGCCTTTCTAAGTTTTATGGTTGTTGCCTATCTATTGTATAGATGTTACGTTGCCTGTGATACTAATGTAAAAAAGCGTATGCACTTGTGTAGTATATACGCTTTTGTTGTTAGCGTCAACAACTATTTATGACGCGGTTGTTCTAAAACTAATTTCTCATCATGCCAGAAAGTTGTTTTAGGCGATCCAAGAAACTAGTATCTTTTTCCACAGGTTTCATTTTTCCAGGATGGCCATATTGTCCTTTAAGTGGACTATCGTTACATTTGTTGGTTTCGTCGCCTGTTTCGTAATTGGGTGCAGCTACTACAGTGTCGTCTACGCCGGCAGATTTAAGTACTTGAGCTAGATCATCTTGATACTCTGGGTACGCTGGTTGTTGGGTTCCGGCAGGATCTTCAGTTTGGGTAGCTGGATCTTTGACTTCGTCTACTTCTTCAATATTACCCGTTGTCTCAATCTCACTAGGGTCAACTTCAGGAGCAGGGTTTATTGTAGCTTCTGGATCAATTTGAACTTGATCAATAACTGCTTTAATGTCTGGGTTGTCGCTTAACATTTGTAAACGATCGTACACCACCTGGCGACAGTCAGCGTCTGGATCTTGCGTGGCCAATTGTTCTAACTCGTCGAACAATTCGTCATCACCCAATAGGTCATACAATTGTTCAGTAGAATTAGTAGCATCTGTGCCTACTGGAAATTCTTGACTTAATAATTCTACCAATTTACTTTTCTTTTCGGGTGTGTCTGGTAATTGCCAGGTGCCCTCTACAAGAGTATCTGCCCATGCTTCAAATATGTTTGCTTCTTTCATTTCATTTCCTTGTTGTTGTATACGGGCCAAGATTGGTAAGGCCTCTTCAATTCTGTGATCAATGCTTTGAGTTACAAACAAATGTTTGATTCCCTCAATCACAACTTCTTGCTCAGTTACTTCTGTAGGGTTCCACGATTCAAAATAACGAGTGTATCCGGTCTTTGTACTCAAAGATTTCAATGCATGATGCGCTGTTTCATAGTACTTGTTGGTTTGTTCAACCAAGGCAGCAGTATCACCTTCAAAAATCTTGCCATGGTTAGCACGACGGAAACGACTTAATACATTTAATTCACCAACTATTTCAGCAATGTGTTGTCCGCGTTGGTCATATGGTTTGCCGCCCTGGCGTACATGTTCGACCATGGCACGTCCACCAGACAATTTTGTAAATGGTAATTTGTATCTTTCGCCGTCGCTGGTCTCAACAAATAATTTTTCAACATAGCGATAACGCTTGTCGCCTTCTTGTATTGGCTTGCTGTGTTTGATCATTAAACGTGCAGAATCGGGGCGATCATTGTAACTTACAGTTTTGGTACCTGTCCACGATTCAAACAGGCCTTCTTTAATAGCTGCTTGTCCTTGCATGCTGTAACGTAGACGATTTAGATTTTTTAATCCAAAACTCATTAGGTTACGTTTGGCAAACATACGGATTTGATACAAAAAATCAAACCACTCGTTTTTGTCGTCTATTTCCATGCCGCGGCCAATATTGTCACCAAAGTAAACTTCTAGGTCGTTTTCAGTTCCTAGCATAATAACAACTGTGCCGTAATCGTTGCCAGATTCTGTAGTGTAGTCGAAACTAAAAACTTCAGCTTCGGCTGGATTTTCAGCTGATTTGCCAGAACTATCCAGTAGCTCTATGTCAAAATTGCGGCTGACCAGTAGATCGTATAACTGTTTTGCAGGTGTTTGTGTAGCCATAGTGTTATATTTAGCCGATATAGATTAGTAACGGCTACTGATAAATGGCATAGGAGGTTCCAATACTTCGCCATGATCACGTATTTGATTGTCTATTCCTGAGTCAAATGTTTGTAGTAAAACCATCATACGAACAGCTAGTAGTGCGCTCATCACAAGATCGTCGGTTTCGCCTACTTTGCCAGCGTAGCTGGTGCCATGTGCCACAAATGTTTTTAATTCGCTTACCAACGAACTGCTGCGTATTTTCATTTTGCCAGTTTCGATTAGAATTTTTAGTTTGTTGCAGGCACCAAGTTTTGATTTATTTGTTGTGTTAAACCCTTTGCGATATCTGCGACTGCCACCACCGCCGGGTTCACTTAGAAAATAACCTTCAATGTTTTCTTCGCCATACTCTGCAATACTAATCAAAGCAGCCTCACCAATGGTGTTGTTTTCTACACTAAAATAAATGTTTTTGGGATCTTGCACTGTTTCGTTTAGGTGTTTGCAGATATCACTAAGAATTCTAATCTGTTCCGGAATAGTGGTTTTATTGTGTCGCCATTCGGCTATTTGTTCTGTGGTATTAGCCTCAAACACTTGTATAGCCGCAGGGTCACCGCCGGTGCCTAAACTAGGATCCAATGCCACTACATATATTCGATCCTTACGAGGACGTTGATACCAGCGTACTTGACCAATTTTGTACATGGGCTCATGTCCTTGTAGATCGAGTAATTTAGCAGGAGCAATAAGAGTTTCGTCGTTAATAATAAATTCACAACCCATTTCACGGCGGAAACGATCTTCGCCTAGCTGTGCTTGTTGTTCCGCGGCCCATTTCTCATCACGGTCTGGATGTTCATTCCAATAACTACGATAGGCTCTAAATCCGTTAATTCCTAATTCAGTAGGATTGCCGTAGGCATCTTCGCACTTGTTGGCGCCCTTCCATAATAACGCAAATTGATCCTCGTCACTGTTTGGTGTTGACGTAATAATTGCCTTACCACCAGTGGCCAAGGTTGGTGATATGGAAGTCCAGAATTCTTTTGCAATACCAGGTCGAACAAATGCAAACTCATCGGCGTATAGCAAGGATATACTCATACCACGACCGGTATTTTCTGTTGTGGTGGTCGAAACTATGCGGCTGCCGTTTTCAAAATCTAGGTTGCCTTTGTTGTAGCTGGTGCAACCTGCTCGGATATGATCTGGGCATAGTTCATAGGCATAACGAATACGTTGCATGATCTCCTGTGAGCCAGTGTATTTGTGTGCGGCAATCAAGATGGTAGAATCTGGACGAAACATAGCATACCACAGCAAGTATCCAGCGGCACTGGTACTCTGACCTGTTTGTCGAGGCATCATGCTGATGCTAAATCTGTAGTTGTGATAGGTATCTATCAAGCGTTTCTGATAGTCAAATGGGTAATACAACATCTTGCCACGAGTAGGATGTTGTATGTGGAAAAAGTTGCTCATGAAATATTCTGGACCTGTAACAGGGTCCGCACAGGCCATGAATTCTCGGAGTTGTTCGTCAGTAAACGCAGTGCGTTTGTAAGGAGTTTTGACTAGTGCTGTTTCTTGTGCCATATGTTAATTTATGGCAAAAACTGGAAGTTCAAAAAGTTATTGGCACCAAGACTGTTTGGCATCGCCGTAGTATTCACGTGCAAAGCCGTTGCGGATCAGTTCGGCTCTTAAACTAACACCGTCCAGGATCATGTCGCCCAAGACACGGCCGCCAAACTTGTCCCAACCGTATAATATTACTTGATGCCGTTTGGTTGACTTCACAGCGTTTTTGGTAAACTCACTAGCGGCTTGACCACGAGCATCCTCTGAAGGACATTGCGCCCGGTGTCCTTTTTCTGGAGTGTCCACACCAAACACACGCACAGCCAGTTCAGGCTTGAGTGGTTGTGGCAGGAACGGTGCGGCTATAACGATGGTATCGCCATCCGTTACTCGAACAATCTGTGCGTCATAGGTGGCAGAATTCTTGGGCATTTTTTGTGCCAGGGCCAAAGCTGGTAACAACAGTAGTGTGATCAAGATTTTTTTCATACGGGTTCCTTGTTTAGGGAGGAGTATAATACACTATTTCGCCTGTGGCCGAGTCAAAATACAGTTGATTAAGGCCAGCCGTGGAAACCACGGTTCTGACATTGCCCAGGAATGTATTGGCGCCTGTGACCTGCACAACCTTGGTCAAGGCTCCAGTGGCATTGCCAATGTAGATTTCATTGGTGTTGATGTTCACAGTCATTTCTGCAGGTCTAGCGTTGCCGTTGTAGTTTGTGAC